GGATATTCTGAAGGGAGAACTGAGAGCATTAAATTTCAATATAAACAGCGAATTATCTTCTTAGCGTACGTTTTCGTTCCATTGGCCCTCAAACCCCATAACTCTGGTTTTCCAGTACCTGATCTCTGATTTCACCCAGCCGGTGCATAAAGACTGCACGCGCAAGGGCATTCCGCGCCTCACCTTTATTCAGCCCTGCCTGTACGCGTCGACGCAGGGAAGGATCCCGAAACCAGTCCAGCATAAACAAAGTTCGTTCGATACGGCCAATTTCCCTCAACGCCTTAGCAGGGCTCCGTTTGGGAAACGGAGCCCTATAACTCAATATCGTCGAAGGTCTGCCTATCCGTACCCGCCGCGCCTTTATTTCGGAGACAACACTGGTATGCAAACCATCGGAACCGTAATGGCGGTAGTGCTCGGTGGCATCAGGATACTGACGGCAGCAGTGAATGTTAAAGTTTTATTCACCTTTGCAATATAAAAAGGTGAATAATTAAAAAAGAATTAAAACAAATGGTTAAGATTTTCACCAACAATTAAAGATTGGCTATAACGATCAATCAAAGTATCTCGATAGCATTTAGCTATCAATAAATCTGCAACCGATCGATAATAACCATTTTTAATATGAGGATTTAACGAGTATTGTCTCTTTCAGAAACGAAATTATTCCAGGTGGGTATCGCCATCCGGTACTTTGCCGGAGCTCACTGGAAGCGAAAAGTTTTATGGAATTTGTTCACTACCTCCTTGATATAAGCGAGGCAAATTAGATGAACATTACATGGAGAAACTAAATGAAGTGGTACAAGAAAGTACCCAGCTTGCAGTGGGTATCGCAGGATGTTCACCTCCCGAAAAGCCATCCGTTGGGACCTAGCGTCTTCCTCATCCCGCCGCCTGTGCCATAATTGCAACTTCGAAATCTTTGCAGAGACTGGACAGGATATTCTTTATGTCCGGGGCGGCATCATCCGATGACCAACAAACTTTGATGTATCTTCAGCGCAAAATTCGGCATTTCTCTCTGCGAGAGTAAGGAGAGATAGCGGTTTTATTATGTGGTACGTGCCTATTATTACGATCCGATTTACGCGAGTTTATAACAAAAACAAAAAGTGGAGTGCTAATGATGATTTTTACGTTACCCAAACCGCTACCTGATAATGACCGTGTTTTCTCGTGGTTGATTGTAGGCGGGTTTTCCGCTTGGGGCGGTATTGTCCGATATCTAATGGAACACAAGACATCTGGGAAAAAATTTTCATGGCATGGAGTTTTTAATCAAGTCGTGATTTCCGGATTTACGGGTTTTTTAGCTGGTATGTATGGTTATGAACTAGGGTACAGCGAGTTTATGACCATGGTCTTCTCTGGATTAGGTGGGGCATTAGGTGGTCATTTATTAGACTTGTTATGGAAGCGATTTTCCCGTTCATTAGAATAAGAAAAAAACTCTAAACGCTAACTAAAGTGGCAGGCTGCCAAGTAGTGCCATTTACAAATGGTAGGATGTATTTCAAAACGCGCGAATAAGTAAATACACATCATGAGTAATTGATGTGTATGGCCTTAAGCGTTTATTTATGAAAACTCTGTTACCAGGCCCATTAATTTAACTGTGTTTTTAATTAAAAATTGTGATTTTAGGACCTGGATGATTTTAATGATTTAAAGGGATTCCATTATAGAACAAAATTAGGTTGCGTATGTGTTAAATGAAAAGTGAAATTCCGCTCATTAAATTTTATGTTAAAAACGCACTAAAAATTAGCTTTCGCTTTTTTGTGCTATTTTCATAGTTCAGCCATTTTTCATATAACATATCATAGATATACTTTAAAGATTGATGCAGCCGTTATTTGAATCATCTTACTTGTTGTATTGCACTCCTTGTTGAATATAGGAGGACTATATCAGCAATCCCATATTATCTCTGCTATCAGCGGCCAGATAGGTCTGCAAATCTGGAGGTTGCCATGAAAACCAGCATTAATGGTCTTAATCTCATCAAAAATTTTGAGGGGCTACGGCGTCAGGCCTATAAATGCCCGGCAGGTATATGGACCATTGGTTATGGTCATACCACTGATGTCAACGTAGGTGATGTTATCACTGAAATGCAGGCTATCTCTTTATTGAGTCAAGATGTGGCGGAAAGTGAACGGGCAGTCAATCAATATGTACATGTTCCGCTTACGCAAAATCAGTTTGATGCCCTGGTTTCCTTTGTTTTCAACCTTGGTGTTGGGGATTTCCGGTCGTCAACGCTCCTGAAAAAAATAAATGCCGGTGATGATGACGGCGCTGCCCAGGAATTTGGGCGTTGGATCCATGTCGACGGAAAAACTCTGCCCGGCCTGGTGCGCAGAAGAGAGGCCGAACGCGTACTCTTTCTGAATTAAATAAGACAGTTAGACGTAGTTCTTAGTTTAACTGCATGAAAACTGGTGTAAATCAGGGGCGGTAGCATGTTTTTTAGGAAGCGACGAGTTAATTTTTTTATATGCAGGTAATTTTAAGGAATTATTTGCGGCCACTCTTTATTTCAATAAAAGGATTGAATTCATGGCTATTACCGCAAACGACATTGAAGTGCAATATCCCATTCCGACTTATCGCTTTATTGTGACCCTGGGTGATGAGCAGGTGCCGTTTACCAGTGCCTCTGGTCTGGACATTAATTTCGATACCATTGAATACAGGGATGGAACCGGCAATTGGTACAAAATGCCAGGCCAGCGACAGGTCCCTAATATTACGCTGAGTAAAGGGGTATTCCCGGGCAAAAATGCGATGTATGAGTGGATTAATTCTATTCAGCTCAACCAGGTTGAAAAGAAAGACATCATGATCAGCCTGACCAATGAAGCCGGCACGGAAGTGCTGGTCAGCTGGAATGTGAGCAACGCCTTCCCAACTTCGCTGACCTCCCCGTCATTTGATGCGACCAGTAACGAAATCGCGGTACAGCAAATCACGCTCATGGCCGATCGCGTGACCATTCAGACTGCCTAATCAAGAGGACATGTTGCCATGACAGTGACAACCACTTACCCCGGCGTTTATCTCAGTGAAGATGCCGTATCAAGCTTTTCGGTCAACGGTGCCGCCACCGCGGTGCCCCTGTTTGCATACGACAGCAATAGTGCCGCTACCACGAATGAACCGATTCAGGTTTTCCACAACTGGGCGGAATTTACCTCCGCGTACCTTGCGCCGCTAAAAGACACTTTTTATACCAGTCTGAAATTGTGGTTTATGCACGGCGGCGGTAAATGTTATCTGGTTGACGTGACTAAAATCGCCGATGCGGTGGCGCAATACGATGATATTACGCTGATTGTTGCCGCAGGGACGGTTACCCCTATTTATGATGCGTTCAACCTGGTGGTGAATCAGGGCTACCGTATTTTTGGCCTGTTTGACGGCCCGCAAGACAAAATTGCTGGTACAGATAAGCCCGATGAGGTCATGGACGCGTATCCGACCTCCGCGTTTGGCGCGGTGTTTTACCCGTGGTGCACCCTGGTGTCGGATGCGGCGGTGCCGCCGAGCACCATCGCTGCGGCCGCCATTGCCCAAACCGACCGTACGCGGGGCGTGTGGAAAGCGCCGGCCAACCAGGCCGTGAATGGCGTTACCCCCATGTACGCCGTCAGCGATGATTTTCAGGGCATGTATAACCAGGGCAAGGCGCTGAACATGATCCGCACGTTCCCGGACCAGGGCACCGTGGTGTGGGGTGCCCGCACGCTGGAGGACAGCGAAAACTGGCGCTATATCCCGGTTCGTCGATTGTTCAACGCGGTTGAGCGGGATATTCAAAAAGCCCTGAATAAACTGGTATTTGAACCCAACAGCCAGCCGACCTGGCAGCGAGTCACGGCCGCCGTAGACAGTTATCTGCACGGTTTGTGGCAGCAGGGCGCACTGGCCGGTAGTACCCCCGCCGACGCCTGGTTTGTTCAGGTCGGCAAAGATCTCACCATGACCCAGGAAGAGATCAATCAGGGGAAGATGATCATCAAAATCGGCCTGGCCGCGGTTCGCCCGGCAGAATTCATCATCCTGCAGTTCAGCCAGAATATCGTGCAATAATTCACTGAAGGAAAAGAACATGCCTACAGTTACAACTGTACCGGGTGTTTATATTGAAGAAGATGCCTCGCCGGCGATGTCGGTGAGCGCGGGAGCGACCGCCGTGCCGTTATTTGTCGCACGTTTTACCCCGCTCAAGTCAGAACTGGCGGGCGCGGTTACGCGCATCGGCAGCTGGCTAGACTATACCACCCTGTTTGACAGCAACGCGCCTTCTTTCGCAACTGTCACCGTGAAGTCATCGGAGGTTGAGCCGCCTCCTGCATCTGAAGAGACGAAAAAGGCGTCGTTTACAGCGGCAACGCGCGTCGGTGAGGCGACAAAACAGTACACCTATCAGATTAATGATATTGCGGTTCTGGATCCTACTGCCTCCGTCGCCCTGCGCCTCTATTTCCAGAACGGCGGTGGCCCTTGCTACCTCTATCCGCTGGAAAAGGCAGACGATAAAGACGCATTGGCCGCGCTGCCGGGCCTTATCGATGATGTAGGGGCGATCACACTGCTGACCTGCCCGGATCCCGATGAGGCTTACCGCACGGCGGTGTATGGTGCGCTGGCCGCCTCACTGGATCTGCACAAAGGGTACTTCCTGCTGGCCGACAGCGCCAATGGCGACTCGCCCAGCGCAGTCAGCGGTTCCGCCCAGGTGGCGGTGTATTACCCGAGTCTAGAGGTGCCGCACACCCGGATGCTGGGTGATAAGCAGGTCGCCATCACTGGCTACACCGACGGGACGGGCACGACCATCACCACGCTGGCCGACCTGCGTACGGCTAACGCCAACTTTGCCGGTGTGATTGATCAAGCCCTGACCGGTTACCTGAGTGTGCCCCTCTCGCTGCCGCCTTCCGCATTGATGGCAGGGGTGTACGGCAAGACTGACGGTGAACGCGGGGTGTGGAAAGCACCGGCGAACGTGGTGCTCAATGGCGTCAGCGATGTCAGTGTCCGGGTCACCAATGAGCAACAGGCGGAGCTGAACCCGAAAGGCATCAATGTCATTCGTCATTTCAGCGATCGCGGGCTGGTCGTGTGGGGCTGCCGCACGCAGAGAGATGATGATGACTGGCGCTATATCCCGGTGCGCCGCTTGTTCGATGCGACAGAGCGCGACATCAAAAAGGCCCTGCAACCAATGGTGTTTGAGCCCAACAGCCAGCCGACCTGGAAACGGGTGCAGGCAGCGATTGATAACTACCTTCACCGCCTGTGGCAACAGGGCGCCCTGGCCGGCAATAAAGCGGAAGAGGCGTATTTTGTGCGCGTCGGTAAGGGGATCACCATGACACAAGTCGAGATTAATCAGGGGAAAATGATCATTCAGGTGGGGATGGCCGCCGTGCGCCCGGCCGAGTTCATTATCCTTAGGTTTACTCAGGACATGTCTCAGTAAAGGGGGAAAACCCTTTTCCGACTCTTTATAAGGATACCGTGATGGCAATGGTTCTTCCTGGGGTTTCGTACGATGAAACGCTGTTAACGCAGGCATCAGGCGACAATCCGGTGACGATGCCCCTGTTTATTGGTTATTCCTTCCCTGGTGTGGCGATACCGGTCACGGTGATGCAGCCCATCAGCGTGGGATCACTGACGCAGGCGATCTTCCACTTTGGTCAACGTGGGACGCTGGCGTACTCCCTGCGCCACTTCTTTGAAAACGGCGGGCAGCAGTGCTACGTGCTGTCCCTCGGGCCAGGGCAGGGAGAACCTGCCGCGCGTCTGCACGCCCTGATTGGCGCATTACAGGTGCCGCAGATGCTGGAGACGCTGTTGGCGGATGACAAGACCGGCCTGGTCCTGGTACCGGAGCTGAGTGAGCTGAATGAGGTGAATACGGCTGAGGTTGACGTCGATGCCCTGTGGTATCAGGGCTGGCAAGCGTTACTGACGCTGTGTCGTCAGGCCCCGCAGCGCTTTGCGCTGCTGGAGTTACCGGACGCCCCGGCGCAGGCGGTGACGCTGACCGGGCAGTTTTTTTCCGCAGACCTGTGCCAGCGCGGGGCGGCCTGGTGGCCTCGGCTGGAAACCAGTTACGAAGATGAGGCGTCGGCACCCGTGGTGGTGTCCCCCCTGCCAGCCGTCGCGGCGGTCATTCAGCGCAGCGCCCACGATAACGGGGTATGGAAGGCGCCGGCCAACCTCCCGTTGGCCAAAACCCGTCGACCTATCCAAAGTATCCTGACGTCTCAGGCATTGCTGGATAATCGGGGGGTGTCCTGCAACCTGATCCGCAGTTTTGTCGGGAAAGGCGTGCGCCTGTGGGGATGCCGGACCTTACTCAACGAGGAGAATACGGTCTGGCGCTATATCCAGACCCGTTTGCTGGTCAGCAGCGTGGAGCACTACTTGAGCAAACTGGCACGCGCTTACATGTTTGAGCCGAATACGACCCCGACCTGGATGAAGTTGAAGGGCCAGGTCTGGACGTGGCTGCGGCAGCAATGGCTGGCCGGAGCGTTTTTCGGCACGGTGGAGGAGGACGCTTTTTCGCTCAGTATCGGGCTGGATGAAACCATGACGCAAGACGATATTTGCCAGGGCAAGATAATCCTGCAGGTCCGTCTGGCACTGCTGGCTCCCGCGGAATTCATCGACATTAGCCTGACGCTGGATCTGCGTGACGGCACGGCCAGCGCGCAAATCGGAGGATAATCATGGTGAATACACCCGCGGTATCCCACCGTTTTCTCGTCAATTTTTTATTTAACAACATTCCAAGCCCGTTTGACATTGCATTCCAGCGCGTTTCCGGGTTGTCGCGCACGCTGGGAGTGAGCCAGCACCGGGAAGGGGGCGAAAATGCCCGCAACCTCTGGCTGGCCGAACAGGTGGATCACGGCAGCCTGGTGCTGGAGCGCGGCGTGATGAACGCCTCTCCCCTGACGCTACAGTTTGACCGCGTGTTGCGCCGGGAAAGCACGCAGTGGGCCAACGTGGTGATCATGTTGCTGAACGAGCTTTCATTACCGGTGACCACCTGGACGCTGAGCCATGCCCTGCCGGTGCGCTGGCAGATGGGCGATTTGGATGCCGGCAGTAACCAGGTGCTCATCAACACACTTGAGCTGCGCTACCAAGATATGCGCATGCTGGGGATAAAACTATGACTGTCGAAATTCGTGAGTTGATCGTCCAAGTTGAGGTCACCGAGCCGGCCCCTTCTGCTCCATCCCTGCCGTTGACGCAGCACCGTGATTGGGACGACGAGCGGTGGGTGGAGAGGATTAAACAAGAGGTGCTGGAACAGCTGCTTGAAAGGGGGCGCCAGTGAGCTTACTTGAACGGGGGCTGTCAAAGCTGACCCTCAGCGCCTGGAAAGATCGCGAAGGGAAAATCCCTGTGTGCAGCATGAGCGCGATGTATAACCCGGAGACGATCCAGCTGGATTATCAGACGCGGTTTGACACCGAAGACACCATCAACACGGCGTTGCAAAGCAACCGCTATGTGATTTCCGAGCCGGTCGGCCTCAACCTGACCTTGTTGTTTGACAGTCAGATGCCCGGGAATACCACCCCGATAGAGACGCAGCTGGCGATGTTGAAAACCCTTTGCGCCGTGGATGCGGCCACCGGGTCACCTTACTTTTTGCGCATCACCTGGGGAAAAATGCGCTGGGAGAGTAAAGGGTGGTTTGCCGGGCGCGCCCGCGATTTATCGGTCACATACACGCTGTTTGATCGTGACGCTACACCGCTGCGGGCCACCGTGCGGTTAAGCCTGGTGGCGGATGAGAGCTTTGTCATTCAGCAATCCCTTAAGGCGCAAAGCGCCCCCGACCGAGCCCTGGTCAGCGTATCGGATTTGGCCTCGCTGCCGCTGCTGGCGCTCAGCGCCGGCGGGGCGCTGGCCGGCAGCGTCGATCCGTTATCGCTGGCCTGGGATAACGATTTGGATAATCTCGATGATTTTCGGTCCGGAGACTTGCTGCGGGCGACGAAAGGGGGGGAGGCATGAGCCACTTCACCCTGAGCATTGCGGGCAAGCCGAGCACATTGGGGATCCGTCGTTTGCGGGTACAGCAGCTGATCAATGAGATCCCGCTGGCACAGCTGGAGCTGCGTATAACCACGGATAACCATGGCGCTGCGGATAGCGCGGTACAACGCGAAGTCAGCCGTTTTAGCCTGGGCGCCCGGGTGGTGATTGCCCATGATAACAAGCCCCTTTTCGACGGTTATCTGGTGCAAAAGAAGATGCAGCTGAAGGGCAAAAACTGGTCCGTTCGGCTGGAGGCACGCCACGCGTTGCAGAAACTGACGTTTTTGCCCCATAGCCGGGTATTCCGTCAGCAGGATGACAGCACCGTCCTGAAGCGGCTGCTGCAGTCTGCGGGGGTGACAGTGACGCAAAAAGCGGCGGCGAAGCTGAGCTGCAAACACGATCAGCTGATCCAGTTTCGCCTCAGTGACTGGCAGTTTATTCGCAGCCGGCTGCTGTCCACCAACTGCTGGCTGCTGCCCGATGCCGCCAGCGATAAGGTGGTGATCCGCCCATTGTCCGACGCGGCAACGACCTCACGGCGGCTGACTCACAACAGTCGCGACTACAGGCTGTATGACATCAATTTGAGTTTTGATAACCGCTTTACACCGGACAGCCTGTCACTGCAGGGATGGGATATTGCCGCACAAAAGCTCACGCCTGCGCAAAAAAGCGCGGTCGGCGCGTTTCATCCCTGGAAGCCTGAGGGTCAGGTCGGTCAGGCTTCCGCCGGGCGGCAAGATTACGCGCTGGCGTTCAGCATGCTGCCTGAAGCCACGCTGCAAGCCCTGTCTAGCTCCTGGCTGAACTATCAACAGATGACCGGCGTACAGGGCCACATTGTGCTGGCGGGGACCCGGGACTTCGCGGCGGGCGAGAGTATCACCCTGAGCGGGTTTGGGGCGGGGCTGGACGGCACGGCGATACTGAGCGGGGTCAATCAGCTGTTTGATACGGAGCATGGCTGGCGCAGCGAACTGGTGATGGGGTTGCCGGCGTCTATGCTGGAGCCCGCGCCCCCGGTGCGGTCGTTGCATATTGGCACGGTAGCGGGTTTTACCGCCGATCCCCAGCATCTGGATCGGATTGCCCTGCATCTGCCTGCGCTGAATCTGCCCGACTCGCTGATTTTTGCCCGCCTGAGTAAGCCGTGGGCCAGCAAAGCGAGTGGATTTTGTTTTTACCCGGAGCCCGGTGATGAAGTGGTGGTGGGGTTTATCGACAGCGATCCGCGTTATCCGATCATCCTGGGGGCGATGCACAACCCGAAAAATACGGCTCCGTTCCCACCGGATGAAAAGAACAACCGTAAAGGGCTGATCGTGAGTCAGGCCAACCAGACAAAGGCCCTGATGATCGACACCGAGGAGAAAACGCTGACGCTGATGACCGGCGACAATGCGCTCACCTTAACCGGCGAAGGGGACATTGCCCTTCAGACGCCGAACGTCCTGCAACTGCAGGCCGAGGGTAAGGTGTCGATCGCGGGCAAGCAGCAGGTGGAGATCACCAGCGCAAAAATTAACCCGAAAAAATAACCTATTACGGTGAGGTTGCCATGAGTAACGACATTTTGACCGCGACCCTGGGGCAAAGCTGGGCATTTCCACCGCGGTTTGAGCCCGGCGGCGTGTCCCTGACGGCGGGCGTTGAGGCGGTGATGCAGAGTTTGCGCGTGCTGTTTATGACGGAGCCGGGCGAACGCATTATGCGTGAGAGCTATGGCGCGGGCATGCATGATTTTATCTTTGAGAATATCACCGATGAATTGCTGGCCAACATTCACAACCGCATCGAAGAGAGCATTCTGCGCCATGAACCCCGGGCGCTGCTCAAGGACGTAATTATTCAGCCGGGGGCACAGGACGCGAGCCGTCTGCGGGTGCAGATCACCGTGTCTCTGTCGGGCACGGATCTGGTCGAGACGGTGGACGGGACGCTGAATATCCATGACGGCCAGACGCTGAGGTTACTATGAGCAATCTGGTGGTCATCGACGGTGATGCGCTGACATTCAACCCGCAGTTGGGCGCGATTACGATCACACCTCCGCCCCAGCCACAGATCAGGGGCAGCGGCGAGGCCAGCATCGAGGGTAAAAAGGTCTGCATTGTCGGGGATGAAGAGCAGGTCTCCTTTACCGTTGACTATATCAAGCCGCCTTTTGTCGCCTCCCCGGGAAAAGGAACACTTACCATCAAAGCGTTGGCGTTCGATCAGCAGGCTGCGTTTGCGACGGCGCCGGCAC